ATAACCGTTTTCGTCTAGAAGAGCAGTTGCTGTTGCTCCAATTCCTTCTCCACCAACAAATACATATGGAGGTTCTGCCCATGGATCTCCAGGATTATCAATTGGAATTTGAATAATTCCTCCAGTATCGTCAGTAATAATTTTATCTGGATTTACAGTAGGCAATTCAAATTCATCATATGTCGTTTGTGTTCCATCACCAACTCCAATATCATATTCTTCAATGGATGATCCACCACCTTCTTTATTTGAATCTGGTACAATCAAAACACTAGTCGTTGCTCCAGTGCCATTAATAGAAAATGTTAATGTTTCATAGTCTTCTGGTCTATCATCTTCTTCAATTCCAATTGTGACCTTTGCTGTGCTATTATTGATAATGAAAGATCCTACTAAACTGCCACCAACAACATCATCATTGGAGACACCACTTAAGGTATAAAAGGCAGCAGTTCCATTGGGAACATTTTTTGTTGTAATTGTGAACACAACAAATTCTCCCTCTTTTACTGTAGATCTATCAGCAATAACTTTATATGAAGGGGAAGAAAAACTCTTTTTTTGACCTGGATTTCCACCAGTGTTTGTATCTTCATCACCAGTTTCTTCACCAACTAACGAAGTTGGAAAATTATTATCAATATTATCAAATGGATTGATTGGTTTTGGATTAAATCTATCTCCTTCTTCAGTTAGATCAATTTCTGTAATGACGCACTTTCCAATATTTTTAATAAATTCCGAAGATACACCACTTCCACTACCAGGACTGTTTAGAGCAAGTTCTACAAAAAAGTCCTCATCCTTTTCAACAGCATCAGAATAGAAAGTTTTGAAAGTTATTTTCTTTTGAGTTTCTCCAGGAGCAAATCCGAGAATGTCTTCTGCTGGTAGATAATCAGAATTTGCTGTCGCTGTACCTTGCTCTGTTAAAGATTTAAATGTTACGGAAGAAGCTGCTGATGTATATCCAGATCTAGTTACTGTAAATATAGCGTCTTTTCCTTCTTCTACTTGAATGTCATCAATTGTGTAGATAATTTTTAACTTTTCTGTGGAAGATCCAGTTCCACCAGGAAGAGGAATTCCGCCAGTAAATCCAACAGTGGTAACTGCTAAACTATTTCCAGTATAGGCTTCTTCGCATGTGTATGATGTGTAATCAGCTCCAGTGACTGGGAATAGATTATCAATTCCAGAAAGTAAATCATCGAGAAAATCCTTTCCATCATCAGATGATTCATCCCTACTTCCATCTGTACAAACTTTTTTATATTCCGAACAGGTTTGGTCTGGTCCAGAACAAGAAATTCCTAGTAAAGATAAAACATAATTAATTGCTCCACCAATGATATTCAATGGTCCAGCAATAGCACCAAGGATATCTTCTAGTGGACCCAAAATATTACCAAGTAATTCTTCTATCAAAGAATTAATTTTAGATAATATGCCATTAACTAAAGTATCAATTTGACAAGCAACTGCCTGATAAATCTGTGTGACAAGATCCATCAAAACATTTGTTAACCATTCTGCCAAGCGATCTCCAAGATCTGCCATTTGACATCCAAGGTCTTTCAATAATTTATTAAAAAACTCAGTAACTGGGGTTAAGGCATTACCTTCTTCTGATGGGTATAGTAAAGCATTAATTAGATCCCTAACAGCAGCTTCTAATTTTTCAATGATAAATCCTTTAACTTTTGCGATAAAATGCTGTACGACAAATAAAATTTTATTTGTATATCTTCTAGCTTCTTCTACAGCACTGTATAGTCCACCAGTATATTTGTTTATTAAAAAATCTCCTATTTGCCCACCATTATTTTGAACTGCTGCCAATAGTTCTGAAAGAATATACTTAATCGAAGATCCAAGATCATCTTTCTCACATTTTTCTGCTACAGATTGACACCACTTCTCTTCTTCATCTCCTTGTGCTGGACCTTGGGGAATAGGAACTCTTGGTTTTCCATCTTTACCTAAAGAACCATCTGGCAATCCACCTGTGCTTTGATTTGTATTCTCAGATTGTCCGCCTTCTTTATTTTCTGGTGCTGGAGTACCATCCTTTGCTGGTTGAACAGTCGCTGGTATTGCTGTAGTAAATGGTGGGTCTTCTGGTCTGGCGTTTTTAACAATTGTTGTGGCACCAGGGGTTTGACCAATTGACCCCATTATTATCGGTTTTTGTCTTTCTGGATCTAAGTAAAATCCAACAACCCAACATCCAGGTTTTAATTGAGAACCTGCTCCGCCTTCGTTCCCAGGCATAAAGGGAACGTTAACTGGCATCATCACACTACACCATGGTAAATCAGCAGTGTCAAGTATTTCTTTGCTTTGAGGATGTTCGCCAACAATCCTCACCTTATAACGAATTCCACCTTTGTTATTAGGTTCGTCTGCTGCTGTTCCTTCTACTTGACCAACCCACCAATTAAAACCATCATTACCAATTTTATTTGTTGGGATGAGTTGAGATAATAGTTGATCCATATCACTCAATCATCATATACTCTACATTCCAAAGCACCTGGATTGCTATCACAAAAGAGTTCTAATGATGTTGGATCATGATCATCATTTGGATGACGCTCTTTGTATGCTTCTAGAGCGGTAAGTTCTTCTTGTGTATGTCTACGAGCTTGTGGAGATGTTTGTGGATCATCGAGAATTTTTTTATCTTGTTCAATATGTACGTCAATATTTTCCATTTTTAGTTTCCTCCTGTTACATTATTTAGTTGCCATGTTGAGAGACACGATCTTTAACACCATGAGTATCTCTAGCAAGACGAAGTGTAGTTGTAAATCTCCCATTTGATCCTATTAAAGTATCATATGAATGCGTGACTTCCATAATCAAATATATTCCACTATATTCTGGATCAAAAGGATCATCTTTGGCAAATTTGCTAGGTTGTTTGTTTGTAATGCGAATATCTATCCTATCTCCAGCACAAATTTGAGAATTTCCAGGTATGACTACTGTAACTTTTTGATTTGATAAAGTTTCGTATCTTGCCATAGATTGGGCAGCATATTCTAAATGTCTATCGGAATATTGTGATGGATTTGTTGCGCCATCCTTTTCATATGGAGATGCTGGTTTATCTTCATTATACCAAGTTTCATGATCCAATATCATGGACATAATTTTAGTGGGATAGTCTGCCAATGTTTGATTGGCAGATATTCTAACTAAAGTTGGTTCTTCTTGACTGCCCAAATGCTTCATGTCATCAAAAGCTTCTTTCATATTATAGATGTATTCGTCATATTGTCCAGTAGAATGATTAAAAAAGCATACTTTTGTGGAATACTTTCCAAATCTTAATCCAGATATCAAGTCTACTTCGGAATTAAAATTAATTTCGCTAATTGTAAATCTATCATCTGCTCCATCATCTTGGTTTAGTATTTTTTCTACATATGGTCCCCAAGGTTTTATCTTATAATTCTCAGTTTCTTTGTCCGAGCATAAAGTATCAACTGAGTAAAAATTAAATCCTCTCTTATTTTCCCAAAAGAAAAATCCAGCACTTCCACCTATAATCTGTTCTTTATCCTTTACTGATGTAGAATTACTTTTTGAAGACGTTGTTACAGAAACACTTTTTTGTTCAGATGGTACAGATTTTGGCATTAACATTGCCGCAATGTCAAAAACTCTTTTTCTGGCAGCAATTATTTTTGTTTCAAATAAACAAGGCTCACTATTTAAAGTTTTTTCTGTCTTTAAGTATTCTTTCAAGAGTTTTGCGATAATTTCATCTGGTTTGCCAGTTAATGGAACTTCAACTCTCACACATTCGTTGTTTAGTGCTTCTTCAGAGATTAATCCAAGAGTGTAAGACTGATCTTGATTTTTTACATATCTATTCGCAATTTTCCATATTCTTAAATTATACTCTTCACCAGATTCGTTAGTATTTGTCTGTATTCTTACCTTTATCAATTCTCCACCTTGGATTGGCATAGAATTAATCAGACCACCACTATCAACAATTGCCATTGTTCCCATTAGAAAAGCAAAATTTGTGCTTTCAACATAATTAAAAATCTGAACAAGATTTTTTATGTCATAAGACTTTTTGCCATCAGCGGATGTTATCGTGATGGATGATATTTTAAAATCTGTTGTTGATTGAAATTCTGCCATAATATTAACTCTGTACTCTTAATGCCAGCGCCGCTAGTCCTGTAGAACTTGAACCACCAGCTGGTCCTGCTGCTGCTACCTGAGCACCGCTGCCCGCTTGAGTGTTATTGTTATTAATAATTGTCGTTCCACCACCTCTGGTGTTTCTCATACTAGAACTGTAGGATGCCGATGCTTGTGCTACTTCATTGCCAGTAGTACGATTTGCTGGTGCCGTTGTTGGCATCGCTCTTAGAGAACCAGGAGAAGATCCAGATCCTCTACCACCTCCAGATCCAGTTGGTTTTTTAGCAGCTGCTGCTGTTGGAGTTGGAGTTCCAGATGGTTTTCCTGCTTTTGCTGCCACACCAGCTGGCATTCTGTAAATTTTACCTTTTCCACGATAATAAGAATTATATCCAGCAACTGTGTCTACCCAACTAAATTGTGCTCCACTCGAAGAATTAGAAATTACTTTTCCATCTGGTGTTATGACACCAATATGTTTCTGTCCAGGAGCAACATAGAGGTCTCCTGGTTGCGGGGAGGATACTTGAGTGTATCCAGCCTTGATCATCATTTCTTCTGCTGTAGGAACATATTCTGATGTTCCCCACGGTGTAGGAATACCAGCTTTAGCAAAAACTTTATTTACCGCCCAAACACAACCATTTCTACCACCATCAGGTGCCGCTTTACTCGACATTCCTTTCATGGAAGCAGCAGCTTGTGCTAAAGCAGCAGCACCTCCAGATCCTCTCATCGTACTACCAAAGTCTTTTGTGGCAGCAAGTTTAGCAGCATTTTTCATTCTATTTTCAAATCCAGCAGATCCTGCCTTTTCCCCAGATCGTTCAAATTTTTCCAAGAACATCGTAGCAGATTCTCTGGATGTTTTTGCTCCTTTTAAAGTTTTTAAGCTAAGTCCGCCAGCGCCAGTTCTCATTTCTTCCATAATCCACTGAAGCTGTGCTTCTCGTGTGTTCACATCCAAATCCTTTTGTTTTGCCCATTTTTCAAAATTTCCCCATCTGTTTTTATCCCACTGGGCAATTCCGCGATGTCCAGTAGCATTCTTTGCTTTTGGATCAATTCCAGCTCCAGATTCTTGCATTAAGTTACCAACAATACCAGCAGCCTGATCTTTTGTTAATCCTTGGCTCATGAAATAATTCATTGCTTGAGCTTGTCCGCTAGTTCCACTGAAATCTCCAGCACCATTCAAATAA